CGTTTCCCCTCCTAAAACAAATCGTTTTTACACTTTTATCTTACATCTAGTATTTTTTTTTATCAAAAAAAAGGCCAAAGAAGATTGATTTACTAGCATTTATAAAAAATAGTACTCAGGGGGAATCAAAAAATATTGTAGGTTAAAAGTACAACAATAAGGGGCTGTGACAAAAGTCTTGTCACAGCCCCTTATTCCGAACAAACGGTGTTCAAAAGCTTGCATCTGCGGTAATAAGCCCAACCAAACGAAAAAATAGGAAAAGCTATTTTTGTTTGGCCGTTCTTATTACTTGATGCAGGACAGCTTCTTCACAACCTCTAATCGTTGATATAAGGAAGGTACAGGATTTATATATGACTGGTAATAGAAGAAAATTACTAGCATAGTTTAGCGATTTACCCTAATTTTTGCTTCTAGTTATAAAATATTAGCACTAACTAAATTTCAAAACGTAGTCAAAAACGTATTTAAAATTGTAATCGGGTAAGTGTTCGACAACTATAATTAAACTAGATTTATCTATGTACTCCCCTCAAAATTGAGGGGATATTTTTTATCGTTGCGGAATATTTAAATACCAGCGTTTATCATGAAAATCTTGTGCTCCGCCTTTAGTGTTTCCTTCTGGATCATTCGTTGCCCGCATCATAACGTATACTTTCTTATTAGGGAAATTACGCATGTTGAAAGATACATGATAACCAACATTTCCAGAAGTATTATAAGCTTGATTTACGTCTGGTCTATAAATTCCATCAGCTTTTACTCGAGCTAATTCTTTCCCAGTATTGTAGTCCATAATGAAAATATACTCGTATTTATAGTTAGCAATGTGCCATCCAGCTACATGCAAGTTTGCGTTTTCGATTTCTCCGAACTGATCAATGTGGGCGTAGTTCGTTCCATCTGTCAAGGTAGGATTTGCCGCACCTGCTCGAGTTGGATCAATGACAGGCTTGTTTTCAGAAGTAGTTGGATTTTCATCGGTAAATCCATGAGCTAAATCATAGGCTAATTTTTCTTTACTTACGCCCATTTCAGAAAGATAACCGTAAGGATCTGTATGATCTCCCCAAATATTTTGCGTTACCCATAAATGCGATTTGATTCCTGGTTGGTTATAAGGAGTGTCTAATGTTAATGGAATACCATATTTCATTGCTGAATCTCTAGCCAATTCAACGTATGCCTTATAGTTCTTTTCAAACGTTGCTTTATCATGTGTGTGTTGTAACTCAATCTGAACAGGACTATTGGCATTAGCATATGAACCAGCGCCATACTGCACATAACCAGGTTGACCGACTTGATAAACAGTTCCGCCGTCTCCCACAATATAAGCAGTGTAAGCACTAGTCCATGAACGTTGCATATACTGCGCTTCATTGCGTCCTGTTGCTGTTTCATTAGCTGTTTCATGCAGTAAAATATACTTATTATTCGCTACTTGAGAGCTACCTTCGTTTGGGCCCAAATTAAATTCATTGTTAATCGTGTAGGCAAAAGCATTCGAAGGCAATAAAAAAAGAGCCATTAGTAGGCTCATCGCAGTAATAGTCATTTTCTTTTTCATTTGTTTCCTCCTATTTTTTCAAATTATAAGCCGACACGCCAGTGATAACGCCTAAAAATGTTGCTACTGCATTGATAGTCAGAACTGTCATATCTGTTCCATTCCATCCATATGCTTTGCCTAACGTAGCTACTAACACAGAAGCAGCTGGTAATACTGTTAAAACTGTCCATTTAATGACTTGATAATACTTATCGGGTAAAATCATTTCTTCTTAACTCCTTTCTTTTTTACCTAGATCTTTCTCTAAATAAAGTTTTAATTTGTTGCGTGTGTTCCACCAATTTTTCTGCATGTGTATCTAATCTTTCATCGTGTTTCTTTAGTTCTTCATGAATCATCAATCGATCTGATTTGCTCGATTCTAAATCTTTAGTCAGCAAATCTAAATTGTGACTTACTTTTGAAAGAGTTTCAGTAATCTTCGAGAAAGATGCAGTGACTGGTCTTATTACTAATAAAATCAAAGAAACAATCGCAGTGATTGATCCTGCGATTGTTCCCCATTCTCCTAAATTAATCATGTGACAACTCCTTGAATCAAAATAAAAAGCACATCAATTAAGATGCGCTCTCTTCTTTGCTAATGATTTTATCTGCTTCTTCGTCTGTAATGCATAGTGGAACGAATAGTCGAACTTGATCGTCAGTAAAACAGCCCCAATCATACATCATTTTCACATCGCTAAAACTAAACATACTACTCACCTCCCTTTGAAGCTGGATTTAGTTGCTCTTTAATTTCTGAAATGTCCTTGCTGTTTTGAAGCGAAGCAAGCATCATTTTTGAATTGATTTGTGCTAAACTGTCCGCTTTTTCTTTCAATGCAGTATTTTCCTGTTTAATTGCTACATCGTTTAGCATGAGTTTGGCATTGATCTGTTTTAGATTGTCGTTTTCATGTTCCAGAGCTTCATACACTGCTTCAAGATTATTTAGCTTATTGTGATCTAACGCGTTCGCTAAAACAATCCATTGGTTCAGTTTAGGATCAAACATCTGATCAGCAATTGTTAGCGGTTCGCCATCAGCACGAATCCCTTCAAGCGGTGGTTGATCCGTGTAAGGAACGGATACAAGCATATCGTCCAATACTTTTCCTGCATACTCTCCGCCAGTACGTCCGTATTTCCAAATATCTTTCATTTATTTCCCTCCTACTTTGTTTTTGGATAACTATCAGCTGTTCGCCATTCTCCTGAAATATAATGATTCCCTACTCGATTAGTTGCAAATTTAACCACTTGTTTACCATTAGAATCAGTGATAACCAAAGCACTAATTTCTCCTTGTGGCGTAGTCCACTGTACAACTGACAACGGAATCCCTACAATTGTCCATCCAATAGGAAACTGAAATCCTAAAGGAATTTCTAGTAGATTCACATGTGAAGCTACGGCTGTTGTCGAGTTTGTTTTTACTCGTGCGTGAAAGAATACCCTGTCACCAATACGTTCGAATTCGTAGGAAAATTCATCAAATGCGCTTTGCTTATCTGATTGAATAGTAGTCAAACCAGATCCACTCTGTAACACACTACCTAAGTTTTTAACTGTTGCCACATCTACTCCGTCGATCTGGACCCCATCTTTGAAATTTTTTAGTCCTAGAGCTGTTTGTGGATCAGTAAGGTTTAAAGTATTAGTTAAAGCTTTTTCAGCATATTCAGGTGTGACATCCCAACTATAATCATTGGGATTGTTGCTGTCTTTCAATCCTTCACCACAGTATTTATATTCACTAATATTCGGGGTTCGTGTGTCGCCTTCCTCTAGTTTTAACCACTTAATTGTACATTGTCCTACACTTGTGCTTGGTACTTGATAAATCTGCACTTGTGGGGTAGTAGGGTGTGAGTCATCTGCTGCTGTAAATGTTTTAGACCACACATTAGTTAAGCCTTCTACTGGTTGTAAGTCACCAACCTCCCATGCATCTCCTGTTGCTCGTGTGAAAAATGGTCTAAAAACCTGTGTTGCTGGCTTAGTTCCTTCAAGTGTGATGGTATACTTCTTACCTTTTACCATTGGTTTAATGTTATAGGTGTTAATAAGATAGTTACTATTAGTAACTGGTTGTTGTGATTCTGGTTTAATTAGATTCTCACCTAAAGCCACCTTACTCAAATAATATGGTGCATCTAGTAGATTTGGCTGGTATGGGGTGGCTGTTGAGCCTTCTTCAATCTTAACATCGCTAACAATCACACTACCGTTTATAATACCTGTTGTAGATACTGCTTTAATTTCTAAATAAAACCTTACTAATTCTGTGATTTCATAATTTACAGTTGTTGTACCCTTTATTATTATTTCTTTACCTACTACTGCTCCATCACTGATAGCCGTAAGTAATACTGTACCATCCTTAGTTTTACGATAAGCTACTCTCAGCTGGTCAATGTCACCAGTTGTACCTTCCTCTATTTTAATTTTTGCGCTTATAGTATACGTTTTACCAGCAACTAAACTAGGTACGTTAGTTTCAGTATACGCACTAAGACGGTTGACCCCTTGAGAAGTTAAACGTATACTATTGTATTCTACGTCTGATACTAAGACGTCACTACCGTCCTGCCTTTTAAAATCAGAAGCTTTAATTGCACGCATTAGATTTGGGTTTCCTGAGTAATCATAGCTCCCAAAATCAGCGCTGTTACTGTACATCTTTTTCAACTTGCCGAGATCGCCGATTTGCTGATTGGTTTGATCAATACGATCATTTGCTTTATCAATATTCGTATTGAGAGTTGCGACATCTTGATTGGCTTTCGTGATTTTGTCGTTTGTGTCTTTCAGTTTCGCATCAATCTGCGTTTCGGATTCCACAATTTTCTGATCAATCTCTAGCTTTCCATCAGCTAGAATTTTTTCGATTTTATCGATTGTCTGGCTAAACCCATTGAAATAATAATCTTCCAGCTCTGGCGTACTATCATCAATTGGGCTGCGTTTGATATAAAAAGTAAAACGACCAGCTGTATCTAACGAGCGGTCGTTTGGGAAATCAATATATACGCTACCTTCTACGGTGCCTACGTATCCCAGTATATTATCCTCTAACACAATAGAAACAATCCCATTCACAGGATCTTCTACCGTAGCTAGATAGTCATGTTTGCCATAACCACCTTCTGCCGTTGCAGATTTGAACATCAAGCGAATCGGAACGGTTGTTCCTTCTGGCAGACTTTGAGGAATGCCGTTTTTCCGAACTAACTTCATTCGAAGCTTAGCTGTTCCTCGATCATGTGACCAAAAGACAACATCTGTATTATTGGGGTTAGTTGCTTCTGCTTGGATCACAATGATCGATTCATTAATTTTAAACATCTATATCCTCCTTTCTTAAATAATTGGTATTGGGTCATTCGTTACCCATGTACCTGAAATATAAGATGATCCATTTCCTGAGTATGCGACTACGCGACTAGCTTGTGTTAAGCCTGCCCTTGCGCCAGCAGGTTGGGTTTCATTGCGATATAAAGCCAGCGGATGATAAGCAGGATAACTTTGATCACGTTGAAATCCAGCGGGAACCAAAATAACATTTCTTGTGTTAGAAGCATCAGAAGGATAATTATTGCATTCATACTTGATTGCTATCGTGACTGTGTCTCCTTCACGTTTAATAGTACCGTTAACGTTTGTAATATTGTCACGATCGCTAATATCATCGTTAGTGATTTGGCGAATGATTTTACCTGTAACGACATTCCCTTGATTTCTTACTTCAGCAATTCTATTCGCTTTTACCTTAGAACCAACAACTTTGATTCTAGCAGTTCCGTTATCCGCAATTATGCCATAGTCATTTCCAGTTCCTTGATCACTTGGATCAATGTTAATGTCAGCTAAATTTCTAGCTTCTGCAATACAGTTTTGATTTAGGTAGTAATTATTGTTTGTAGCAATTTTTGAACCTCCTGTGGCAAATAAACAACGATTTGATTTCCCATAAGTAGTTTCAGCAAAACGACAATTCCAGACAGCTAAATAACTAGACTGTTCAGAATAAATTGCACACTTTAATTGTCCTGAAATATTCGCCTGATCTACAAACTCGATTCCATTAACTTGTTGGTAACCTAAAGAGCTGATAAATGAAATGGAGCGAACTTTAACACTTAAGTCAGACGTTACATCTGTTACGCTTTGGCGGCTGCGCAAAGTAATGCTAACTGCTTTGAGATTGCGAATCGCGACATCTTCAAGGTATACTCCATCGCCAATCCAAATAGTTACTCGTGAACTAGTTAATAACGGTATTTGATTTACAGCAGCTTGAATTGTAAGAAATGGATTTTTTTCTGTACCATCCCCACTTTGATCACTTCCTGTTTTAGCAACATATAAATCGAGCGTTTCGCCGTATGCTCCCATAAGAGTTCCAACAGAAACATTTAGTTGATTTAGCTGACCTTGTTGATTATCTTGTCTTGTCTTTAATTCTGTATAATTCAAATTGAAAAGGTTATCCAATGCTAATAATCTCGAATAAAGCGTTGGATAGATCGTACCTTCAGCATTTATTCGAGCATCCACTACTTCGTTAGGAGAATCACCGCCTGAATGAAGCACGAGATTATCAATACGACTATTCGTTGATTTGTGCTGCTCGTCTAAATTTTTTTCCAAATTTTCTAAGTAGTCCACATTGTCATTGAATGTTTCTTTCCACTCGTTGGAAATTCGGTTATTCTTCAATTTTTCTAATTCCAACTAAATCACTCCTTTTTTCGTTAGATTAGCGAGAATTGCAGTCATTGTTTTCTTTGTGTTGCTCAATGTGATTTCTGGCGGTTTATTTTCCAATGCTGGATACGTCTTGATTCCTACCACTTGAATATAGGTATTGACACCTAACGGCTCATAGACAAACGCCACGTAATCGCCCTTATTAGGCTCTACACGCCATTTCATAGTAACTGTGCCAGTGATTGTTGGATAGTCTTGCAAGTCTTGTTTCAAACGTTCTAGCATGTTCCCTGAAACGGTGTAACGATCATCACTAACTGGACTTTGGACACGTATACCCCATTTTTCCGACTGCTTACTTGTATATGTGATTGGCGTGAAGTAGTAAGTGTCGTCTTCTTTTTTCTTGCCAAATCCTTTTATCTGTGTTTTCAAATTCAAAGTATCTATATCAAATTTCACAGAATCGGTATTGTATTTGTAGCGTATTTGTTCTTCAGTTTTTTTACCATATTCTGAACGAGGGAAGAAAGTAAGGTTTTTGTTGTCCGGAATCACTATCGCATCATAGTCTTTCAAAATTTCTTCAACCAGTTTCAAATAGTTCCCATTCCCGAAGTTTTCTTGTTCAACTGGCAAAAACTTCTTGTTCGGATCTACAACATTCCATGTAAATCCACGGTTATCAGGTTTGAAAACATGCGCTAGCAGTTGGTTGATAGAGCGTGTTCCTGTGATTGTGTCGTACTGAAAGCCATCTTGCATGGTGTAGTAAATGTGCGTGGCTGTAACTGTTTTTGTGATTGCTGCCCCTTCGGCAGAAACGCCCATTTGTTTTACGATAAACTCTTGTCCATTGAAAAATACTGAATTTTCGTAATCGACTAAATCAAAAGCCAATTCATTGAATTTTGTTTTGACAATAGTGAACGAAATTTCCCACGTTTCGTTCTCTTGCCAATTTTCAGTAAATGTACTTTTATCGTATTCAGTCAATATTTCTTTTTTTGTTTTCTCGTAGTCTTGGATAAAAATATCTTTCAAATTCTCACCTACTTATACAAAAAATTGAAGTCCCATTTTGACTCCACTCTAGTAACATTTTGTATTTCAATTTCATTCGTTCCAACCGCTAACGTTATCAAACCTAAATTCGTGTCAATGCCGCAATTTACACCGTTCAATTTCGGATAAACACGGTCTAAAGTCAAAGTTTGGCCTAGCGACGTAGAAAACTCCGGATAGTAGATGAATCGTTCTCCTGTCGTTTTGTTGAAAATAGTCACGTTGCCTTCTGATTCACCTTCCAAAGTGATTTTTAGAGCATGTTCACGTGGATCAATAGCAAAATCGCCAGCATTATAAATGATAAAATTACTGGTTCGGTGCGTATACTTATAATCTTCCGCAACTAGACCTTGTGAAAATTGCCATTCATTAGACAGTGAAAAATCCGATAACGTGGAAGCCATCGATTCGGAACAACCTCTAAAAACAGTGAAAGTCGCCTTGTAAGTTGCATATCTTAGACCAACTTCATTCACTTCTACTGAGTTAGGACGGACAAAGTATTTTTTGCCCGGTTCTCTATCTGTAAAAACATAATATCCTTCGTCATCGAATAGGAACGCATATAATTCAGTTTCTTTTAGTTGATAGTCATACATATTTTTGAATTCAGCATAAAATTCCACTTCGATAGTGAACGATTTGAAACTTTTTTCAACTTCTCTCGAACCGTTTGACCCTGAAAATTCTTGGTATTCTACGTTTAGTTGTGGTGCTTTTCGTGCGAAAGAAATACACTCTATGCCCAATTTTTCTTTTAAAGATACTATCTCTTGATTTTTTATGAAGCGAAAATCGATTAAATAGCCATTCACTTTATCCCTCCTAACCTGTTGTATATAGCGAACGTTTCAACTGGTTACCTAAGTATCCATTTGTATTGTCTGCAATTGCTTTACCATCAAGTTTGACACTTGTGTCTTTTGCTAAAAGTTTAGATAGCAAGTTATTCTGCTGAATCATCAGTGAAACTAATGTTTCTAACGTTCCGCTCGAATCGCTACTATTATTTAGGCTTTTTGGTTTTACTCCTAACTTATCTTGAGCAATCGAAAGCAACTGCATCGCTCTTGATCGTTTAGCCTTATCTAACGGAATAATAATTTCTGGCTTGTTTCCTTCTGCGATTTCCGCAATTTGATGTTGGTTTACAATTCCACCGTTTGCGTAACCAACTCCACGATAGGCATTTGTTAGTGAGCCATATCTTGATAGTGCGTATCTGATTGAAGCTAAGATGTTAGATAGTGGGTCAAAAATATTGCTGTTGAATCCTGGCATTGCATACTGTCTGAATGTTGGGTCAATCACTTGGAGCAACCCTTTTGATGGTGTTCCATTTTTGGCGTTAATATCCCAATTGTTAACTGCATTAGGATTACCATTTGACTCTGTACGCATTTGATTTAGTAATGCATTTAAGTTTGCAGTACTGTATTGACCGGTCATTTTCAACGCTCTAATTGCTACATTGCGCCATCTTTCTACCCCACTGCCTCCCACGCTATCTCCTGAAATTTGAGTGTTTTGTGGGTCTTTCACACCGTTTAAATGCACGTGGTCGTAGTGGTCACCATCAGGCCATGTCTCCCATGCACCAGTTGCTGGTTGACCTGATTGTCCTGAACGGTCACGAACCTTGCCATTTGTGATAACATAGCCGATTTTGTTTGCAAACTTCTCAAAGGCGTAGTTTGCTGCCTCTGTGTATCTAGGTGAACCATTCACGACTCCCGGTAGCGCAATATCAATTGCGTTGTGCTTTCCGTGTGAGTATGGATCGCCTTCACGATAACCTGAGGTTACTTGAAAGCCTGGGAATTTCTTCATTACTGCAACTGCAACGTCCGCCAAGTATTTGTAAACGCCTTGCATGCCCATTGAAGTGTCTAAACTGCCGCTGCTGAATAGTTCTGTGATTTTGTTCGTCAATGCTTCGGTAGCCTTGCTTAGAATACCTTTACCAACATCTAAAGGATATTTGACAAGCCCTTCCAGTACGCCAAGACCATTTAACACTTTCCTAGCCAACGCTCCCGGGTCTGTTACAAAATCCCATACATCGCCGACTACATCTTTCAGCTTGTTTCCAACATCTCCAGCAAATCCTTTGACGTTGTTCCATAGATTTCCGAAAAAGCCTGTACCTTTGGCGTATCTATATCTTGGTACTTTGTTTCCAGTTATATAAGCTGTTTCTTCAGCTGTTAGAACGTGTGTGCCTTTTGGTGCATTCAACACTACATTTCGCCCTCGTGGGATAAATGCTTGTCCGTTAGGTGTTATTACCGCTTCAGCACCTCTACCGTCATTTACCATCATAGGCCCGCCCGGATGACCTCCGTTTGGTGTTCCTTTTGCGTATTGTGGTACTTCCCATTCTTCGAGTTTGTCAGCACCCAGTTTTTCTAGCACCCATGAAGCTCCATTGATGATCGCGTTAACTGGTTTCCCCACCGCTGTAAGTGCTGCGTTGAATATACTTTTGAACGCATCAACAAGGGCATCTTTACCACCAATAATGGCATCCTTCATCTTCGTCGGTAGTTCTGAAAACCAATTGAATACTGTATCAATACCGCTACGGAAGTTGTCTTTGATACCGTTCCACAGGTTACCGATTGCATCAGAAACATTGTTTTTCAATTCAATTGCTTTGTTGAAAATGTTTTTTACCCAGCCAACTACCTTATTCCAAGTGTCTCCAACGCCATTGCTGAAGAAGTTTTTCACGCTGTTCCACATGTTTTTGATGAAATCACCAAATGTGGTTTTCAGATTGCCAGCTTTGCTCAACAGATTCATTACCCAATTGACTAGCTTATCCCAAGTGTTGGAAATACCTTCAGTAAAGAAAGTTTTAGTGCTTTCCCATAGCCCTTTTATTGAGCCTGAAAAACCAGTCCACAAACCTTTTACTCCTTCTAAAATCCGTTTGAAGAATAGTATTTGAATCCAGTTCCATACTGCTTGGATAGAACCCCAAAACAATTGTTTTACTCCTTCCCACATCTTAGAAAAATCGCCTGTAAATAAACCAGTGAAGATTTTGATAGCACCTTGAATGACGTTCATAATTCCTTCGACTAAACCTATTATATTGTCAATGAACCCCATGACTAAATCCATAACGATTTTTACAACGGGCTGTATAAACGTAAAAAAGTTCTTGATTGCTTCAATAATCTGTTTGCCATTTTCATTCCAAAATGTGGTCATCGATTTTCCAATTTTAGAAAAAGCTCCGCCTATCTTTTCTATAATGGGCATTATATATGGCGACAAAGTATCGAAAATTCCTTTTGCAATTTGCCATGCAACTTCTATGCCGTTTTTAATGTTTGACATAGCACCATCAAAGTATGTTTTGATATTGTCGAAAACATCTTTTATCTTAGAAATTGTTTCTGGAGAAAATCCTAATTTAGCTAGAACATCTTCCATGTCTGCGTTACCTTTGAATACGTCAAACAATGTCTTAACCGCGTTCTTTATTTTTTCTATGGTATCTTGTGCGAAAGTAACCATTTCTGGTGGGAAAATTTTAGTTAGAATATCAAAGCCTTGCTTTGCTTGATCTCCATCTAACGTTCCAAACAGCGTCCCAAAAGCAAGTGTTGCTATGTCAGCCCCTTTTTTCAACATGTCAAATACAGGTTGAGCGACGTTTTTTATGCTTTCCATTGCTGGCTTGATTTTGGTTGTTAAGTCGTCAATTCCTTTGCCTATGTCACTGATCAAAGAAGTGATATTGCCTTTGCCGAAAGCATTAATTATTTCATTAATCATATTTACGGCGCTGGCTTGCAGATTTCCGACCGCCCCCTCAATCGTAGCTGTGGAACCTGCTGCCTTTTTAGCTACATCAGTCATACCTAATTGCATGAATGCTTCATTCAATTCTTCGGCAGAGATTTCTCCGTTTGCCATAGCCTCGCGGAAGTCTCCGTCAGTATAAGCGCCCATTTGTTTCAATGCTTGTTGAATTTTCCCTGAAGCGCCCGGAATGGCATCCGCAATCTGATTAAAGTTTTCAGTTGTTAATTTGCCAGCACCGACAGTTTGTGTCATTGCCATTGCTACCGATTTGAACGTATCTGCGTTACCACCTGAAACGGCATTGACATTACCGATTGCCTGCGTTAGACCATCAAAGTCTTTCACACCGTTGGCTGCCAACTGTGCGGTCGTATTCATTACGTCGCCTAGTTCATAAACCGTTTGGTCGGCGTAATCTTTCATCACTGTTTTAGATTCTTCAATTTTTGAATTATCTATACCAGCAAATTGCATTGTTTGAACAAACTTGTCCATTGAATCGGAAGCCTCTACTGCTTCATCTGTCAACCCCATGAAACTGTTAACAACACCGCTAACTGCTTGTGAAGCTAATCCAGCAACTGCACCAAACGAAAATGCGCTTTTTAGCGAGCCTAATTTGTCTTTTAGCCCATCCAGTTTCCTAGCTGACCTTGTGGACTTGTCGCCAAAATCTTCTATTTTTTTTCCTGATTGATCGCTGGAGCTTTTGAGTGCTTCTAATTGTCTACTGGATATTTGGCTTTGTCGTTCTAACTTTTCTAATGCCCTTTTTGCATCTTCAGTTTCATCTGCTGAATCGCCAAACTCATCAGCCATCAGTTTCACAACTTTGCGCTGTTCTTCGATAGCTTTCTCGGATAATTCCGTTTGTTTGGCTAGCCCTTTTTGTTTTGCTTCAAACGCACCAGATTCATCACCAGCGGCTTTCAACGCTTTTACTTCGGCGTTCATTTGTCGTTCATTTTCTTTGATTTCGTTAGATAAATCATTGACGGCTGTTTTGGAATACACCAATTCTTTTTTTGTGTCGTTCAACTGGCGACTGTAAGCATTATATTTTGCGGTAGCATTGTTTATCTGTGTGTTAAGGTTAGCAACTTGTTTCGATTCCTCGCCATACTTGCTAATCGCTTCATCACGGCGCTTTGTTAATTCTCTTACTTTGGCGTTTTGCCCTTCCATAACCGTAGACAAGTCTTTCGTCTTTTGACTAAGTGCTTCGTATGAACGTCCTGCTGAATCATAAGCCTTTAGATTGGCACGCATATTCGACTCAGCTTGTTTGACTTTCGCATTGATTTCGTCCAGCGTGTTACCAAAACTAGTGCTATCTAAACTAATCCCTAGCTTGATATTTCCTGCCGGTTGTCCTTTTCCTGCCATTATTTACCTCCTTCCTCAAGTTTTACCAAGTCTTCAGCCGATAAAAATTGTTTGATGAAATCAGCACCATCTACATATTCTTCGCCACTCTCCACTTCTCCAAAAAGGTGTAACAAATAATGATAGTCGGCTTCGTCCACATCTCTCATCGTCCAACCTGCTTCGATTAAATCTTTGTAGATTTGATCCATTGCTTTCCTAGCTTCAGAAAAACTTATCTCTTTTTGCTCGCCATCTGCTTTTTTTCATTGTTTCCCAGTTCATTGATTTGTTCAAAAACACTTTCTAATGCCGGTACTAACTCGCTCGCAGTCAAACCGTCTAAAATAGCATCAAATGTAACTGCTGGATCTTGGAAAATATCTGCTGTAATTGCAATCATTGAATCAATTGCTTCTAAATCAGTTAGGTCTGCTTTTTCCGCTTTCTCGTAAAATTTGATACACTCACGCATTGCACGTGCGGAAATATCTTGTTGTTTGAATGTTTTTTTCTTTCCGTCAAGTTTTAATTGCAATTCAATCATTTGTTTTCCTCCTTGTTTTTACAAAAAATAAGGCTAGCCAAAAATGGCTAACCTTGTGTATCAATTTTTGGTTCTGGTTCTTTTGGTGTCCCTGTATCTGTCGTTGGTGTAGATGCAGGGTTAACTACTTCCCCGCTTTGTTATTTACCAAGTCCTTGAATTTATCCAAAGTCATTGTATCAGACTCTACGGCTGTTAAGTATACATAGCCACGTTCATCAGAAATGAATTCCCCTTCGATAGAATCGGTTTGCAATTCTACCCCTTTGTCTTCAGCTGTTTTCATGTCGATATCTGGATGACTGAATTTTCCTTTTGTCAATCCCATGAATAAGCGTTTTCCTTCTTTGTTCGCTGTAACCATGACTACCGACACGTAAGGCGCTTCAGTTTCTGAACCAATTACATTTGCACCTTCCACGGTTTTAGCACCAATGATTTCGCTGTAAATGCCGTTATCCATTAAGTCTGCCACGTCAAGCGTAACTTTTGGCGACGAAACCCCTTTACTTGCAATGAAGAATGGTACGTTTGAAGCGTATGTTGTGTTAGAAGTTGCGCCTAATCCAGTAATTTTAGCTTCGATCGCTCCGCCTTTCGACTTATCTGCTACTAATTCTTTTAGAGTGCCTTCTGCACCTGTTTTTACGCCAAAAATGACGCTCTCAAATCCTACTGTTGCCATCTATTTTCTCTCCTTTTAATTTAGTGAAATATTTGCTACATATCGTTTGATAATCCGCTTTGCACCTTCCAAGTCCTCGTCATCTGTTTGTTCCGTGTATGCGCATTGCCAACCATTCCCCCTCATGACCTCATCAAGGGCAAAATAAAAGGCATCAACCTCTTTCATGGTTGACACCCATACATCTACCTGTACGTTAAATTGAATGGTCAAAGGATTGTTGCTTGCAAAATCTTCATAGTTGCCGGATATCTCTGTAATTCTGCCAACTGGAAGGCTAGGTACTGTTTGAGCTGATTCCGGAACACTATTGGTGTAAAAATCAATGTTCTTTGTTTTTTCATTGCTATTCAGAATTGAATAGACTTGTGATACTGCCGTTTTCAAAGTCCTAGCCTCCTTTTTACTTCGTCAGCAATGATTTGTGTTACTTGTTTTTCGATTTGCTTTTGTGTTTTTTGTACGAAACCTTTTGGACGTTGTTTGATTGTTCCGAACTCGATAAAGTGCATCCGCCAAGAAACATCTTTGTCATAGCCGACTTCTATCAATCCGTTTTTTACCGAGCTTGTAACCACATGGTTCTTAGCATGTTCTTGCATATACGAACCACGTTTACCGTTTGACTTCGTTCCATCCCAGTAAGGTGTGTTTTGTCGTAACTTTTCTTGAGCGTACTCCCCAGCTTTTCTAAGTGCTGGGCTTTCCACTCGTTGAACGTTTGCTTTTACTTCCCTAAGCGCTTTGTACACTTCGGTTGCATCGACTTCTACACTCATTTTTGAACCTCTTTCGCAATGACAGTGGTGAAATCTTTGGCAAACTCTCCTTTGGTGATCGTGATAATCTCAAAAGTTTTGCCTTTCCAACGCACTTTCATATCATTGGTTAGCTCTGATTTTTGCTGATAGCGGATAATGAACGTTAACGTCCCCTCAAGAACCGTCCCGATTGAAGCTTTGACATCGCTCAAGCGTTGTGTTTGAACACAAGCCCAACATGAAAAAACAGTCTCAGGTGTGGTGACCAGCTGGCCGTCCTCGTCCTTGACTATCGTATCCTTTATAAAGTCAATACGTTGACTTAGGTCACTCGTCTGTATTAACGCCATGATCTAACCCCCTCAACTGATGAATCAAAGCAGTCACTCCAAACGGAATTTCATTCAGCGCCTGCGTAGAAGTACCTACTCTGTTTTCGTACCAGTTAGAAACAAGCAACGTCACAGCGTAATCAAAGCGTTTATCAGCAGTCATTTCTACCTCAATCGAGCCTAAAATGAATTCTTCTGCTGTTTTTTGGAGCATTGCGAGTAAATCATCATCCAAGTCATGATCCACTCGCAAAAAGTTTTTCAACTCGCTTAATTCCATTTACTCACCGCCTATTCAGCAGTTACGGTAACTTCACACACCGCGGTTTTTCCGTTTGCAGTCGTTGCAGTGATTGTTGCTGTACCAGCTGCAATACCTGTGATTTTGCCTTGAACCGGCGTTACTGTGGCAATTTCCTCATCGCTAGAACTGTATTTAACCGATTTGTCCGTTGCGTCAGCTGGCAAGACAGTCGCTGACAGTGTTTCTGATGCCCCCACCGCAAGCGTAGCCGTTGTTTTGTTTAACGTTACGCCGGATGGGTCTATCCTTTTGGGCTCAGTGTTACGTAAAAGCCTGCAGCAGTGTCGGCTACTTCAACATCGAAACGAACAAAGCCAGCTAATAGTTGACCATATACATCATTGTCTACCCAACGTACTGAAGCTTGTTGACGGTCAAAGAATTTAACAAAAAGTGAAGGGTCGCCCACGAATGCTACCTTATTGCCTGCAGCAGTACCAATAACATCATCAGCCATTACAACAACTTCACGCCCTAATAGTTTGTAACCCGAAGCAACTGTAACGTCTTGTTGTAACAAGTAACGTCCGTCATTGTCTTTCATTTTGTCTAACTCGTTGAAGAAGCTTTGAGAAGCAATGAATTTGACGTTGTAAGCTGGGTCAATCGTTACATTTACAATATCTTTCAAACCATCAATATCAGTCACTGTTTTCGCTGTTGCTGTTTGTAATTTTTTAGCGATTTCAGCGTTAGAAGTATTCAAAGATTGACGTTGGATATGTTCAGCGACCAAACCGCCTAGATCGATATTGGAATCGTCTAATGCTTCTTGAGAAACTGGAATGTATCCACGGTAAGTGGCAATTTCGTAGTTTACTTTTGTAAATTCAGGTTTAGCTAACTCTGGGTTTTTAATCAATTCAGCCGCAGAGGTCATTTTATTTTTGTTAGCTCTCAAAATTGGATATGATCCTGTACCTGTTGTTACTGGCACACGTCCTACGTGTTGACGTAAGTCGACAACTGTTTCGGGTTGTTTTTCTGGTTTAGTGATACGGTCAACTGGAATAACTGCTTCTGCTCCGACTGTTGTCAATCCGTCGCGTTTTTCTCCTTTTGTACGAATGAATTGATTGATTGAGCGTGTGTATGTTTCTTTTTTGTCGTTTAGGATAACTTCCATTGATCTTTTCTCCTCTTTGTCTTTTTTGTCGATCGGATTTGTGTTGCTTGTTGGTTCTGTAATTTCTTGTTTTTCTGGTTGTGCTTGTTGTTCTTTAGGTTTAGCTTCTTGAATTTCAGTTGCTTTTGTTTCTTCGTCCAACTCTTTCAATTCATCAGCTAAATCTTTTTTCAATTGGTCGTCTGTTTCTTTCGATTCTTTTGCTTCTTTGATTTTTGCTAATAAGTCCTTAGCTGTCTCTAAATCGCCTGAATCCAGCGCCTGTTGCGCTTGTTCTTTCAATTTCTCAATATCCAATGTGTTCACTCCTTATTTTTTTGTATAAAAAAGAACCTCTAGTAATTTAGAAGCTCTAGTTCTATCTCTAATTTTCGTTTTTCTTTTTCATTGATTACTCGTTTCAATGATCGTTGCGCTAAGACTGCATCCGTTCCTTCGTAAGCTGGAATCGAAACAATCGATATTTCGAATAATTCATCGATCTTATTTAGATTGCGGATATACATTCCATCTTGATTTTCCCACGTTTGAGAATCATCTTTTACGGCAAAACCGAACGAACATTCGTTGATATCACCACGTTTTATGGATTCGTACAAATCGTTGGCGTAAGAAGTATTTGGCAGTTGACATCTGAAATGAAGTCCTACGTCATCCACTTCCAACTCTAGCGTTTGCGATGACGTTCTTCCTAAAACCATACTTGAATCATGATCGACAAAACAGCGAACATCTGATAAATCGGTTGTATCCAACGCTTGTGGCGAAATTATTTCTTTGAACCCCCCAAGGTCTCTGCTCAACGAATTGAATTTCATTGCGTAGCCCTCAATCGTTCGATTGTCCGTTGACTGGATTTCCGCTAGGCTCCGAATTTCCATTTCCACTATTCCCACCTCCTTTCGCTGTGGTTTTGGTGTACAAAACATCCCCATTAGGAATGCTTGGCAATCCGTAATAATCTCTGACCTCATTAATCAGTAGATAACCGTCTCCGCCATTGCCGTCTTCCATTGCTTTATTCATCCTAGAAGCCTTGTCTTGCCCTGTAAGCGTAGAGAAGTCAAGTTCTACATTAATACCTAACTTGATTGCTAACTCGTCTGTAATCATCTGTGAGAGTGCCCTAAGCGTACTAGAAACGTAGGAATCGTTAGCCGAATCGTCTTTGGTATTGACTAACTCCATACCAAAACGTGACAAAGGAATGCCGAACGCTTTAGCAATTTGTTTTGTCGAGTACACGTTGTTTTGAATCATCTTCAAAATATCCGTATTTAGCTCAAACTGTTTGAATTCCTGTGTATCGTCCAAAACAATTACGCTATTAGCGTTTGAAGCACCGCTGTTTACTTCTTCAAAGTCTTGCTTAATTTGCTTTTTAGCCTTGTTATTCAGCGTACCTTTATTGAGCTTCAAAACTCCGCCTGCTTGAATCCCCTTCTTGAAGAAGGAGCTTAGCATTTTGTTCCCATTGTCGAGCATGGAAAGTTCTGTTTTGAGTGCATCCAATGGACTGATACCGGTTTTTCCGTTTACAGTTATATATTTGAAGTGCAACATCTCGCTAGAATCAACACGGTACAAATTTCCTGCTTTGTTTGTGTACTCATACCGCAACACACCTGTCTCTAAATCTTCGTAAACGACGACTTGTGACGGTTTAGCAAACTCTAAGCTATTTTCATGAATGATCGCAAAAGCATTCCCTGACAAAAGCATTTGAGCCGTGATAGCAAACATGAAAGAATATGGTGTCATACTTGCGTTTGGGCACTTGTTCAACATGTCTAACTTTCGAATGTCTGCTTGCTTATTATCGGAAAATTTGAACTTGCTGGCGGCAATATCTCCAGCCAATATCTTTACCGCTGTAAACACATCAGACTGTTCTAGTGCCGTTTCTCCGTCAAAGTTGATGGTCGTGTTCCCATTTACAGTTGAAATGAAGTCGAGCATTGTACTCGAACGACTGGACAAGCTACGTTTTTCCGTTTGGAAAAATAAACCCATTTATCCCACCTCCTTTCAGCTATAATTCTGATTCTCGAACCAAAATAAAAACGGTAAGCATTAAACTAATGCCCACCGTCAGGAATCCGATAATCTGGTTAAACAAAAAAGCTGCGGCTATGAATGAAACTAGCCCTAAAACATACAAAATAATCACGATTAGTCTTAACTTGTTACCATCCAAAGCCATACTCGCCCCTTTCAATCAATTCATTGATATCTTCTTCATCAAAATCATGGTACATTGCCTGCGTGTAAGCATTAATCAACGCATCTAAAGGATCAATCTTATTTCGATTCATCGCCTTATCAATCATGATTGTATCGTTGTTTTCTTTGGTGATTGCGTTTCTGATTGCTCTGTTAAGCAGTGGATTGTTTGAATGGACTGTTTTCCCTTTAATAACGTCCGTTCTAAATTGTTTTGTCGGAACGTTCAAAGTTATCAGTCCTTGTCGCACTTCAATCATTTCTTTCTCGTAGAATTTCGATAGATCAGTACTGACACTCCACACGACTAAAGTCGTAGGGTTCTTAGGTAATACGTCCTAACGGACGCAAATTTACTAAGCTATCCCCGAAAGCCCTTCGGTTTTAATATTTATGCTTGCATTAATATCTCTGTCATGAATTATTCCACAATTTGAACATATCCATCCACGAACATTTAGTTCTTTTTTACCGTCATTATGACCGCAAACAGAACAGATTTGTGAGCTAGGGAAAAATCGGTCAATTTTAATTAAAGTACGACCTTTCCACTGACATTTATAGTCCAGTTGTCGAACGAATTCACTCCAAGATACATCTGCTATTGACTTCGCTAATTTATGATTTTTAACCAACCCTTTTACATTCAAATCTTCAATACAAATGATTTGGTTCTCATCAGTAAGTCGTGAAGATAGTTTATGTAAAAAATCAGTACGTTGGTTTGAAATTTTCTCATGGATACGCGCAACTTTTACTTTTTGTTTTTGGTAGTTGCGACACTCATCGAGTTTTCGATTATGCTTTTTCGCAACTTCCAAACGCTTGGAAAGTTTTCGTTGTTCACGTATTAACCGTTGTTCAAGAGAGCGATAGAATCGAGGATTATCGATTTTTTCTCCTGCGGATGTGATACAGAAATGAGTTAAGCCTAAATCTAATCCAATAGATTGTGTAACTGGTTCTTTAATGAAGTTTTCAGTATCCACTAAAAACGTTGCGAAATATTTACCAGATTTCGATTGACTGATAGTTATGTTCATTAATTTACCATTGAAACGTAGTGTTTCAGCCATTTTTACCCAACCAACTTTAGATACGTAAAAGTAATTACCATTCACTTTAATACCCATAGCTGTTCGATACGACTTTTTAGAATACTTCTTACTCTTGAATTTAGGAAAGCCAAAATTAGATTTGAATGTATTCTTATATGCCTTGTTTAAATCCATTGCAACTTGACTAAGAGGTTGTGCTTCAACTTCTTTTAGCCAAGAAAATTCTTCCATTTTCTTCAACGTTGCATACGTCGTTTTATTTTCCTGATAGTCTGCATTTTCTTTTTTCATTTTATAGTTAGTTATGCGTTGGTCTAATAGGAAATTCCAATAAAACCTAACACAACCAAACGTTTTTTGAAACTGAATCTGCTGACGATTGTTTGGGTAAATGCGAATTTTATGAGCTTTTTTCATTTCTGTACACCTCCTTAACGTAAACTCAATATCTTGTTCTTTGTTTTTCCACATATCGTTTTATAGTTTCGCTAGAAACGTTTCCTGCTGTTGAAACAAAGTAAGACCGTGTCCAAACACTTGGCATTTTGCTCAAATGCTCAAACGATTGTCGTAACTCTTTAGAAGTTCTACCTTTAATCACCTTCATGATATCTGCTGGTGAATAGGTTGGTTGAACATTTACGAAAAGATGACAATGGTCTTTATCTGTTTCTATTGCAATGATTTTCCATTCATTTTCTTTACAGATTGAACGAACAAGAGTCTTAAAACTAGCGTCTACTTCGGAATTGACAAATATTTTCCGACGATATCTAGGGCAAAAAACAAAATGATAGTTGAGTAACGATACAGTTGTCTTAGTATGTCTGTACTCGTTATCCATGAGTTAATTATACATTAATTAGTGTACGAAGTAAATATTTTTATACACAAATATTAAAACATTTTGACTTTATCGTGTAGAGTTTGTTCACATAGGTTCGCTATTTCCTATGCAGTTCTCTAATGAACTTCTTACGCTTTCACGCAAGCACAGACTATATCTTATCCGTTGGCTTTACCCAGTACGGCGAAACCACTTCCACACGCTTGTGTGTACTTCCCTCAAGAGGAATAGTCGTTGAACCTTCCTATTTCTAAGCTTGGCTGCTGATTTCCGATTGTGTAACACTTAGGATTTAACCTTATGCCATCTGATTGATTTTTTCTGCTTTCGCCACCGTCACGCTTGAGTTTGGTTATCTCTACGTTGTGGTTCAATCAGCTTTACGGATTTCCAGCAATTCAGTTTCTTCATTGGAATATATGAGATTTTATATATTCTCTAAATGCAAGTTTCCCTACATTCTTACAGTACGATGCGGGCTATCATCCACACGGTTTAAACCGTGGGTTTTCTCGCCCACAAAAGCTATAACATTACCAGCATTATACGGATCGTAAAAGATACCTTTTAGCTCAAAGTTATTACTTTCGATGAAATCAGTAAGCCAATTGACTAAATCGTGATAGTCAATCAATCCGTCTGGACTACTACTAATCGTGCAATAGCCTGCTTGCTCATATTGTCGGTATGGTGTTTTGTCTTCTTTTTCTTTTGCTTCAATTCCGCCGCGATTGGCTACAAAGGAATAGCTATCAACAAAAAACTTGCTTTCTTCTCTGATTGGGATGACCCACGAAATAGAAGTTAAGTCATTCACTCGTGACAAATCGACACCGATGTAAATCTCACGCCCTGTTAAGTCCGTTTGTTTGATGTAATCAGGAGCAACGGCAGAAGTCCACTCTTCTTCGCTCATATAACTTTCTTGTGAAGATTGTACCCACATATTAAATTCTTTAGTTAAAACGTTTGAGATGTTTCCTTTTGCCTTGCCTTCGTTTAACAGGCTTTGTTTTTTCTCAGTCAGTTTTTCTTTTTGTTCTGGGATCTCCATTAGTGGATTCGATTTTATCCACGTTTCTTTATCGTTAATCTCTTTAACACTGTCTTGTTCCCAACAAAGCGCTAAGTATTCATCACCAATGATTTCGCCTTTTAGCAATTTACTAATGTATTGATACTCAACCGAGTACATCGGATAATTTAATTTGCTCGAAGCAGTGGAAATAATAATCGTCAACGGTTCGTCTTGCTGACTCATTGACGTTTCGATAACATCCATCATTTCCGTTGTTTTCGACAAGGCGTACTCGTCAAAACACGCGAAATAGCAATCGAGCCCGTCTAAAGTATCGGCATCTGATGATAAAGGCTTCATAAACGAATCATCAGTTGTCAATAATTCATTTTGCAGAACCTTAGTAAATTTCTTTATTGTTTTGCTTTTGCCACGCAATGCTTTTAGCTGTGATTTAACCATATTAAAAACAATTTTCGCTTGGTCCCTCTTATTGGCTGTCGCATATATCTGTCTTGCCTGATACGGATTGCGTTCATAGATTAAGCAATATAAACTCATTCCGGATACGATTAAAGACTTTCCTTGCTTTCTCGCCAATGATAGATAAGCTTTTCTAAACCTTCTTGTATCGTCATCTTTTCTACGCCAGCCCCACAGCATACCTAAAATGAACTTTTGAAACTTAGCTAGTTTATTCGGCTTGCCAGATTTCGGATCAGGAAGCATTGAAATGAACTTAACAATATTTTTCGCATATTTTGGATCATAATAAAATGGATAATCATCTCGCTTCGATTTCTCAATATCTGATTTATGACGATCAATAGCTTGCTGGATTTTCTCGCCAACTAAAATATCGCCTGCTTCCACTTCATCAATGTATTTTTGAACGTGATCAATCATCACTATCAACTTCGTTCATCATTTCAGCAAACGGATCGTCTGGTTCTTTCTCCATTTCTTGTGGATTGACAATCTTTAGACGTGAGTTGATTGTCAGTCCTAAATCATTAGTTGCTGTTTTCAGTTCTTTAGAGAATGAATTGACTGTATCAATCAATGGATTTTTTCGACCATCGATCAAAAAGCCTTGTTCGTCTAACTCTTTGCTTGCTTTGTCGTACAGATACGAGTAGTTGCAGTAGCGAATCATTGTTTGTTGGTCTAATTCTGAAATAGGCAAGTCCTGAATGTAGTGAGAGATTCTATCCCACTCTTTTTGTGCTTCTTTCAAAAGCCCGACCGGATAATTTGAAAAGTCCAGTCTTGGATAGTTGTATAGCTTTTCTTCTTCGGCTTTCTTGATCGCTATTTCTTCTTTTGTGTAATTCTTTTTGCTTGCGTTAAGCAATTTCTTCGGCCTACCTTTGCTCATTTCATCACTCCTATCTATTTTACAAATTTTCTAAAGGGAATCTTTTTCACACAAGGGAGGGCATCGATTTTCTTCGTTCTAGCGACATAGGGGGGCTTATTTTTTATCAAAACTATTATTTAGTATAATTTATATACACTTTAGGTAAAACGCCTTAGAACGCAAATTAGAGCCTTTTAAGGCTATATGCCTTTTTATGCTCTTTGTTGTGGCACGACTGGCAAATACTTTCTAACGTATCGTAATCTAACCTTTTATCCCAATCTTCTTTTACTTCCGTTTTGTGATGGACTATCGTAGCACTGGTTATTTTCCCATTTCTCAAACACTCCTCACATAGTGGTTGGTCTGCCAGCTTGCTACGTCTTAGCTTCTTCCATTGGCTTGAAGCATAGAAGCGAGCATATTTCATGTTCTCTTTGTTGTGTCTTACTTCTCTATTGTATGTTTTATCTGCATTGCCTTTGTGTTTCTCGCAATATCTTTCGGGCAAGTCTACATACTCACGACACCAAGCGACCGAGCATTTCCTTTTAGGCATTCTCGTGTACCCAACCAAGGAACCTTGTCCAGCCTTCCATCTGCTCTGCCTTGCTGTATGTATCTGCGTAGGTATTCGTATGACTGCTTTCTGTCTTTAGTACGTGAAGGACAATTTCTTCTTTTGTGTAGCTGTCAGGAAGTTTATTCTTAGAATGCATGTAGCAACGTTTCAAATGTTCGAGGTAACTCATCTATCTATCCACCTCTCTATGTTGTATTGGATATACTCGTCTTTCCAATAGCCATGACCGCAATATATCAGCTTGCATTTATCCACTTCGTTTGGTGTAGCTTCTCTTAGCATTTCGACAATAGAGTACTTCCCTTTCATTTGTACAGAACGCACAACACGCACTGAACAATCATCAATGGTTCGAGGATATTCATTAGTTAGCGATACATACCAGTAGTTTCTCATTATGTAGCCTCCTTTACGCAAAATAAAAAGACCACTCAATGAGTGATCTAATATGTAATAGCAACCTACACACAGACAAGTCTGATACTTCCTGCGCCTCACCACTGCCTCAATACGTCGGTTGCCAAAGTCACTGGCAAGGAATCGAACCTTGCGTGGCCAAATCATAAAACGTTAAGACTATCCCTCGACGTATTGACCTTATTTTTAAGCGTCTACCCTTTCCGCCACAGTGACATAATGACAATAGATAGCAACGGATGATAGATAATAAGAACAATTTAGAAGGAGTTAAAATTCACATCCTTATTCTTAATATTTCCGCTGCTGTCTATCGAAGCTTAATTGTGAAACAATAATAAAACGATGTTCCTTTTATTATTATTTTGTCTTAGACCTATCACTAATCTTTCGACACTATCATAATATCACGTTAAACCGCTCAAAAACCCTACACTATCCCTACAAAAACCCTACAAAATCAACGATACTTAACTAATACGCCTTTTTTATATGCTTCTGCAAATTCGATCAACGCGATAGATTTCAACTTCTCTACATTCTTCTCTCCGTATCCTCGTATCAATTGCCCTATTTCATAATTAGAGTGCTTATTGACGTCACAGAAGCTGTAATAGAGTATCTGACGGCTAATCAGACTAAGAGCCATCAAAGCCGCTAAAATCGCGTCTCTCTCCGCTTCTATGTCCATCATCTGGATAATCGCGTCCTCTGCCTTATTGCCATGCTTCGGTGCCTTCGGCATATCGGTTATGATAGGAGACTTAATATCTATCAAAGAGCGACCTGCCATCCGCTCCAAACGCCGAAAGTTCTTCAGCACATCTCTCGCATTACATCTTGTCTGTTTGAAATCTACCTCTCGTAACAATTGCATCAAGTCAAACCGCTCCTTTTATGTGATATAATGAACTTGTCGGATTTATTACATCAGTCGGAGCGATCCGGCTTTTTTATTTGCCGAGTTACACTTCTCGACTTACATAGCTCACAACAGCTGCATAGTAATTTGCATAACCTCTCTTAGAAGTTGCTAAAGATATATGCTGAATCTCATTGTTTTTCGCAAAATCGTTTAATTCTTTTTCTAATTTATAACGAGTGTCCTCTTCAAAGATTTTAAATTTCATTGTTTATAACCTCCATATCCACCAATCTCGCTACAGCTAAATTCTCTTTGCTTTTCGCTAACCACTTATCGCATTCCATTGTGTTTTCAATACGAATGATCGCTGAGTGATTATAGACGTGTTCTACATATCCACGAAACGGATAAATGAACTCTTCTGCTTCACAGCGAACCATGTCACCGACTTTGAATTTTGGTTTCTTACGTGTTTTAGGGTTCTTTGTCGGCATATCTAGCATTAAACCGCCGATACCATGACTACTAGCGTAAAATCCGTCTTTTAGTTTCATTCTTTATCCTCCCATTTACGATCATCACTTAATATCGAAATTCCAAACTTACGAATAGTCTCACTCGCATCAGCAACACACTGACTTACTACTTTATATGCTTCTTCTACTGAAACTCCGTATTCTTTTTCAAACTTTGTCTTTAGTACATTCAGTTCCTGTTTTCTTAGTTTTGCTATTCTGCGGTGCCTGGTGTTCATTCCGCTTCCTCCATGTATTCGTCTAATATCTCTCTATACTTTTCTACAAACTTGAAACGATCTTGATGAAGTTTCTTGCTCCAATTTGTTTGCCGATCCAGCTCACGCATCTGATCGAACCCTTTTTGAATTTCGTTGTAATAAAATTCAATGTTTGCTGCTGCTTTCCAATGCCTGCTACTTCGCACTCCTGCTCCTGTTTCAGCCATTTCTAACTTAACTAATTCCGCTCGTTCTTTTGATTTTTTGTCTTTCTGAATCTTCATCATGATTTTCTTGAGGATGATATCACTGTATTGTGTAATGAGATTCATTATTTCTCCTCCACATACCTAAACTGTCGTCCTTTTGAATCAATCCATAAGCTCCTAGCTCTATCCCAGATGATGTTTTTGCTCAGTCCAGTAATTTCAGATAACTGTTCAGCTGTACCCGTTACTAGAATTCGATCACCATGCCAGATTGCAATTCTTCTCGGCGTTTTCCGTTTAGGCTTTTCAGTCCACATTGATTTACCGAGCTTTTGGACTTCTGCAACTATTTCTTTGTCTTCTTGCCAATTCTCAGAATGTGTCAGTTCGATGATTCGTTTCATTGCAGCCTTATTATCCACGCTCATTCCTCCAATCGATGGATTTCCCTTCTTAAATTCACTATGTGTAAATCGATTGCCTTCCTTGCCGTTTCATTGACCATCACTGCCTTTGTTCGTTCCAGATCGTCAATCTCACGTTGAATGCTTCGAATTCGCATTTGAATTACTTCTTCTGTTGTCATGATGATTCCTCCACAATTTTCAATGCTTCTTCCACTGATCGTGCAACACCATATAGTACAGGTTGTGTTTTTAAAAATTCGCCAAACCGTATCTGCTCTGGACGTAGTTTTCCTTTTTCGTTTTTGACTTCGATATAAATTGATTTCCCATCAGAATTACGATGCCCACATAGATCGGGAAAACCTTTTGGCATTCCATAAAACTGTCGTCCCTCGATCGTGGTTACTTGACCAGCATTTGAACGAAATATCGTACAGCCGTTTTTTGCTAATGCAATTCTGATTTCATCTTGAATTTGATGTTCTGATTTCAAGTAAACCCTCCTAGCGTAAAAACGTTGATATATAAGGATTTTCAAACTAATAGTGGAGGGTTTAGGAGAGTTATACCCAAAAACCTATTCTTTTTTATATAATTTACTTATTCATTTTCTATTTAATACTTTATTATTTTTTTAAAACCCTCCAGAAAGAAGAAAAAATATAATATAAGTATTGGTATATCAAGGTTTCCAAGCTCTGGAGGGTTAACTTTCAAACCCTCCATAACCCTCCATATTTATTTAAAAAGCGCTCTAACATTGTCGTATTTTCTGGGTTTCAGCGTAACACCTGTGTAGATCATCAGGCCGCCAGATTTTTCCTTAGAATACTTCTTCGAAATTTCTCTACCAAACTTCGTATTCGTGAAAATATGCTCTCCATTTTCAGAAGCCCATTCTCGATACACCTTATACAATTCTCCGCCAGCAATACTCAACCCTGGTCCGACATCACAACACGTTTCGATAAACGTTCCGATCTGATCCATTTCGCTACGATAATCCTGACTCGCTGCAACAACCGACTTTGGTTTCTCCAAGCCCTCTCTCTGCCACATTAAGCAACCATCGATTGCCCATTTAAGGATTCCTTGCAACTCCGTCTGCAATTTAAATTTCAGATTTTTATCCTTTTTGTGATCCGGGATTTGGACAGTGAATGGAATTAAATTTAACCGTCGCCAGATGCCATCATCGGTCCCACGGATGATGGGCTTGTGGTTCGTTGCCAGCCACAACTTGAATTCTGGTTCAAATTCGAATTCCTTACCATAAAGGTGCCGAGCCGTGACTTTATCACCACCAGTCAATTGTTTAACCAGACCTTCGTCCAGTCGGACGCCTTCATTCGGTTCTGACGAAGTGACCAACCGCGCACCTTTCAACCGTGCAATATCGCTGTTAGCGGACGACTGGCTTTGCTTGACCATGATCGTCTGTGCCTGCATAGTCATCGCATAGTTTCCCATCAATTCAGAAATAATTTCCAAAAATACCGACTTCCCATTTGACCCATGACCGTAGAGGATGAACATACATTGCTCTCTGGTAGATCCGGTCAGGGAATATCCGACACATTTCTGGATATATCTGATTAATTCTTGATCATTGTCAAAAATCTGATTGATAAATTCTTCCCACATTGGACAATCAACCGATTCGGTATACTCGATGTTTGAAACACGTGTAAACATTTTGTCTATCTCATGCTCATGTAGAAGACCGTCATGCAAAGACAGATAGCCGCTTTGTGTGTTGAACAGCGTTTTATCTTTGTCGAACTCTTCCGGCAATACGGATAGTCGATGTTTCAATTCGTCCATCATAGCGTTTTTTCCGGCATTGCTGCGAGAACGCTTGACGTGTTTTTCTTTCGCTTTCATCAAAGCTTCTTTGGTTTCAACGTCTGCGCCTTCAGGGATCGTTAACGGTTCTTTTCCCATGATGTCTACTGTCGTATCGATCATTTTCCGAACTTCGCCGGTATTGTCCTGTAGCCAAACTTTCCCATCGTAGTAATACCAAGATTTATCAATGTACGAATATTTGACTAACGTTCCGTAGATATCAGTAAACCGATCCGCGTTGCCGGTGTCGTCGTACGAATAGTATTTTTCCTCTTTTGGCTGTTCCTGGTCTTTGATAAAAATCTTAAAATCAGATTTCCGTTTGGGGTTGTAGACGGAATTTGTATCAGCGATTGCCTTATTTAGTAGAGATTCTCCGTAAGTTGCCGATCCCCTTTTTTGGTCATATTTGCTACGGATCATTGCAGACGCTCTGAAAATCTCATCCATTTTTTCAAAGTCTCTACCGGTCCAAAAAGCCAAGTCATTGGCAAATGCCATATCAGCTTCGGATTGAGAGCTATAGAACGCTTCCCATCCACCGTTCATAAAGACTTTGAATCTTGCCCCTTGGGAAGACGATTCAGCACGTTTGATAATTTCTTCAACCGGTAAATCAACGGTATTCATCAGCGGATTTTCTTCTTTGAATTGGATGGTTTTTTTATCTCCAACGTAGCGATCATATAGGCGTTTGATATCCTTTGGATTCGGCTCAGTTATTTCTAAATATTTTGATGCTGCATTGCCTGTCATAACGAAAAACCGTCCATCTTGATACATCTCAACATCACCTTTGCGACGCCTTCCGCCGGGCAGCTCTCCTCTAGCGATAATGTGGATGCCAGTACCTGACTGTGAATATTCAGCGTAGGACTTCATGCTTTCTATGAATTCATAAATGATATTTTCTTCCACATCTCCTGTTTTATATCGCTCAACTTCACCTTCTGCGTTATCAATATCAATTCCAAAATATGGCGGTTTGAAGAAAAAACCTAATCCGCTCATATTGAAAGTGTTAACGGCAGCGAGAGCGGTCTGAAAATCAGACCATGTGCTCTCATCGTTAGATTTAGCTTTGTATCCATTGTTTGCATTATAAGGAATCTTTGTGTATTTGTTCCGCTTTTCATCCCAAACTAGCTTGTAAACACACCACTGTTTGAGATTTTTAAGCTCTGTTGGGATTTTTTCGTACATTTTTACACCTCAATTAAAATGGAAGATTGTCATTTCTAACCGTTGTCGCTCTTGAACGTTCCGGCCCAAATGATGGTTCATCTCCGTTTTTAAATTTATGATTCATAACACCTTTGACTTGCGTTTGTTCCCAACGTTTAACATTGGTGTTTCTGTATCCATTTGATTCTTCATTTTTAACTGTTACACGAACTGGTTTTAAAACAAAGTCCGCCAGCAATTCATCGAACCCGTTATATGATTTTCCGTCTTCCAACTGTAGCGCTTGTGCAATTGCCATGATCATACCTTCGTTATATTTGCCGGTAGCTTTGGCTTTCCAGATTTTTGCGAAAATGTGTTTATTTTGGAACGGTTGATCCACATCGTTACGAACGATCAAATCGATATCAATAAATTCTGCGCCTGATGGAGTTGCGTTTTCTACAGCTTTGTTTACGACCACTTCGTACGTACCGTCTTTGATTTCGTTCCCTTGTTGCGCTTTTGAAAAATCTAAGTTAAATGCTGTCATGTTAGTTATTCTCCTTTTTATTTTCATATTTTTCTAAGATAGGTTTGAAATATTTTTCTTCTGCTGCAAGTCGTGCTTGAATTGCCTCTTCTTTGGTGTTGAAATCCTTTTGTAAGACATATTCTCCTTTGAAATATAATCGTGCTTTCCATTTATTTCTTCGTTTATCCCAATTAACGCCTTTTGTTCCACCGACAGACAAAGCCTTAACGTAAGTTCCTTCAACATGGTATTTTTCATTAGCTTTTTTTAAATTAACGTAGCCACTCTCTTCGCCTGTCCCGTTAACAACACCTCTTTTTATATTAGATAGAGAAGATTCAAAAACTTCGTTATTTTTATTTCTAGCGATTACAATTTGATTGCCTGAACTATCTCTTTTTCCAGTATCACCTATTATTGTTACGCCATTTATTATTGAACCTTGAACATCTTCTGCTTTTCTACCAAAAATACCGCCCATTCCTACAACCACCCCTTCCTCTTAGCAGCCATATAAGCCCACCCAGGTTTGAACCCTTTAGCTCTTGCTATGGCATACAAATCTTCTATACTTTCTGCTTCGTCTTCCGTCATGTTGTAATACTTATTGTTCTCAAAATTCAAAGTAATTTTCGTTTCTCCGACTTTCATCAACTCTGCTGTTTCATCAACTTCAATCTCGCTTTTTCGTTCTTCAATTGGCTGCAACTCTCCGCAATATGGGCAAATGTTTTCACCTTTTGGTCGTTCGTAAGCCCCAAAGCAAAACGCGCATTGCACTACAGATAAATCACTATCCGTATTAGATTTCTTTTTGCTATCCAGCGACCATTCACGATCCATATCAGGCAATCCAAAACGGTTCACATTACCCACATGGTCAATGATGATTGACGTTTTATCTGGTCGGTAACGCATCCCCCTCATCGATTGCTGAATGTACAATGATAACGATTGAGTAGGTCTCAACATAATTACAGTCGAACAATCAGGAACATCAAACCCTTCTCCGATCAAATCAACATTGCATAGGATTTTAATTTCATGATTTCTGAACGCTTCGATAATATCTGCACGTTCATCTTTTGGAGTTTTTGCATCGATATGTGTTGCTTTATAACCCGCTTGGTTAAATATATTAGCGGTGTGTTTACTCGCCTCTATACTGTGACAATAGGCAATTGCCTGTTCGTTATCAGCAAGCGTTTGGTAATGTTTCAACACGTCGCCATAAATAGTATTCTTGACCGCTTTATCCATTGATTTCTTTGTAAAATCTCCAGTCGAAGCTTTCTTCAATTCGGCTGTATCGATCAATTTAGGTGCGTAATATTCATAAGGAGCTAATCGATGATTCTCAATCAACCATTTAGCTGATACGCCTTCGATCAATAAATCATTAACATCTCCCAATCCGCTCCCGTTCAATCGGATAGGTGTTGCGGTAAATCCAAGTCTTGGCACATCAGAATAATATTCATATATTTTTCTATACGATGCTGCTAAGCCATGATGATTCTCATCGGTAATAATCAACTGTGGTTTTTTAATCATTTCAAGATGTCTTACAACTGTTTGGACCATTCCAAAATTTACAAGCTGATTATCTACGCCCATCTTTTGAAACGTATCTTTGATCTGATCAATCAATTCACGACGATGGACCAAGAACAACACTCTGTTGCCTTTTCGTGTGGTTCGTTTAGCGATCTCTGCAACCATGACTGATTTTCCGGAACCGCACGGTGATACGATACATGGTGCCTTGTAACCATCAACATAGGCTTGTCTTGCACGATCGACTAAATCATTCTGGTAGTCGTACAGTTCCATCTAAAATCAGCTCACTTTGCTTACAGCCAGATCTATTATCCAATTGATTTTTGGCATAGGTTGAATCTGTGGCTTTTAAAATAAATCCGCGTTCATCGTCTTCCTTTACCATCAATCGACCAACAACGTCACATAATCCCAAAATATTGTTTCGAATCTTTCGATTGATCTGCGGCAAAGCGATGTTGTAAGAAGATCCATCCGAATCCGTCCACAAATCGATTTCTTCCCATGCGGTCCAGATAAGGTTGCTGTCTAAATTTTTCATATAGCGTAGGCTGTTCACCATTCTAAATTGCATATATTGATAATCGCCTTGCGAAGGAACGCCGTTGTTTTTTCCTTCTGCGCCTAAACTGGACAGAATACACCGTTCCAATTCGCTGACATTATCGACAACCACGTTGTCATAAACACCTACATAATTGGTAGTTAAATCAGCCAACGTGTTGCCCCAGTCGTTCCAGGTATCTTCGTTGTCGATATATACGATATCGACATTTTTCTCACCTCTAAGGACTTTTGAAGTCCGATCAATATCAAGGATCAGCGTTTTCCCTGGAAAATATTTAGCCGTTGAAGTTTTACCTTTTCCTGGAGCACCGTAGATCAAATATGTTCCCTTGGTTTGTTCGATATCCGTTGCCTTCTTAATCTGCATCAAAATTCTCCTTTCTATTGGTTAAAAAAGTTTTTCGATTGTCGGTATGCTGCATTGTCGATCCACTATCTCCTCCTGTGTGCGAGTGTTGTTGGATAGCTGTGATTCAAGTTCTGACAGTGGATGGATAGTTCCTGTTTTAGTGTGTAGGTCATAGGCTATTTACCCAAATACACTTCTGACATACCGAGTAAATCAGCAACGTTATATAGTAGTTCTCGAACCATTTCTTGGACATCTTCTGTTGTTGCTGGCTTACCATCAACTTTTATTCCCTTTGATTCTGTAATTTCGATAGCAGCTTTCAAAGCGTCTTTTACGTTTTCGTGTTCCATTATTTCTCCTCCTTCATCATCTTATCCTCAAACCTTTTGTTTGGACGAGTTCAGCACCGGGAATATCTCCGTGCTTCAGTTCCTCCTTCAATTGCTTTTTATCCAATTTGGGAGGCACAGGAGTAAAGAATCCTTTTGGAATTAAGTTCTCATTGATTACATTGACCGATACTGGATTATTTTGAATTCCAATGTTGAATAATTCGCCTTTAATCTTCGTTTTACCGGTCTTTTCCATTTCCTCTTGTAAATAGTGTTTGATGCTCTTAGCATTGTTCAAAAGCGATGTCTTACGTTCCTGTAGACGTTTAATTTCACTATCGATTAACTCAGCTTTCCCTTCTACTTCTTTAACTATTTTTGCTAAGTTTTCTGCCTTATACTCGATCGCTTCATTAATCGAATCGAGAGTATCGCGAAGGATTTCTTCATCCAATTGTTCTGCCAGTTCCAGGACTTTGATATATGACTCGCTGAGTTGGTAAAGAGTTGCCATTCTTTTGCGCCTCCTTTAATAATTTTGCAATTTGTTCAAAAGCTAGGATTGCCTCATCTAAATCCAATTCCACAGAATCATCAATTTGTTCGAAAGCAAGGTTTGTTTCTTCAATATCACTTGCTTGATAGATACCAATTTTTCCATTGTCATAAAGATCAAATACTAAAATTCCTGACGCATCTATATTGCGCAGTTTGTATTCGTCTTTTAAAAAGATTCGATCTAATGTATCCGTTGCAATTAGCATTTACGGTTCATTCCTTTCTGTGGTAAAATATAGAAAGATAGTTATTTCCCTGACACGATCATGCTCGCCGGCGTTCGTGTCTTTTTTTCGCTCTGTACTCAGCTTCATCTAACCCTGCGAACATCCAAACGAGGTAGACAATTACCCCGATCAAAGCTTGTTTGCTTCCCCAGACACTCAGCAGATAAATAATGATTGGTGCACTGAATACGATTGTTGTATTTAGTTTGTCCATAAATTTCCCTTCTTTGCTGTCATTATTTCCGAACACTTACCCGATATTTTATTGTGCTAGAACCCATGCTCTACATTTTTCTTTGTCGTAAAATTTTTGATCGCCTATACGCCCGAATGGAAGTCCTTTATCTTCCCACTTACGAATAGTTGCAGTTGATACTCCGAAGTATTTCGCTATCTCTATTTGCTTTAATACACGTTTATCAACTGAGGCATCTCTTCTTGCTTTTGCAATTTCATCAGTTATGATTTCATGAATGTAGCTACGAAGTGCTGCCTCATTTTCAGGCGTTAAGATTACTTCCATAATCCTGAACCTCCTATCGAATTCTGTAATCACGGATGATTTCTAAGATAGTTTTATTAGCTTTTGGTCCACTCCAATGGCCATCAATAATTTGTTGCATTCGAACACGCGTATATCCATATGCAGTAGCTAAATCTTCCATGGTTACTCCGTTTTCTCGCATAAAATTTTTAATTGCAGCGCGGCCATTATCTAGATTTGACATCCACTCACTCCCTTATATATAAATTCGCAAGTTAAAATGATAGAAAAAAGTATAAAATTATTGACTAACAGTATACAATTGTATACTATATAAACATAGTTAAATAAGCCTACAACAAACCCTTTATTATGCAATCGGTCGCCAAACTTAATGCTATAAGGTGTGTTTTTAGTTTGCTTTTTTCTATCAAATTAACTTACAAACAAATAATAATACAAACTTATACTTATGTCAACAGTATATTTTACATTTTGTATACTTTTATTTGTTTAGGATTGGAGAACATTATTATGACACTGTTTGAAAGGATAAAATCATTAGCTAACCAAAGAGATAAAAGCATGAAAGAAGTCGCTTTAGAATTAGGATTTAGCGAAAATCTTTTCTATCGATGGAAAACAACAGAACCTAAAGCAAGAGATTTACAAAAGGTAGCTGACTATTTCGATGTCTCTGTAGACTACCTTTTAGGTAGAGAAGAAAGAGAAACGCCTAAATTTGTGGATTTATCAGAAGATGATACTGTATTCTCTTTTGACGGAAAAGAAATATCTAAGGAGACAATGCGTAAAGCGATTGCAATTGCTAAAGCTTTAGAAGAAAATGAATAGTTGGAGTGATGGGTTGTATGTATTTAAAGTTGAAAGAAATGCTGAGTGAGTATAATTTAAAGTTAATCTATATGGAAATGGAAGAACCAGGTTTTTATTATCCAAAACCAAGAATAGTATTTTTGAATGAAAAACTACACGAAGACAGTTCTGAAGCTTTTCATTTAGCCCACGAGCTCGGTCATTTCATTGCTTCACATTTTGAATATTCAGCACTGTACGATAACTCTACAACTTTTCATTCAAAGTTCGAAGCTGAAGCTGATAGAATCGCTATTATGATTTTACTAAATATCTTTATTGAGAACGAACTGACTGATGAATCTCAGTTCAAATTGGAAAATTTTATGGAATTCTATGCTATCAATAATAAGTTAAGAACAGAATGTTTTAATGTTTGCCAGTCTTATTTCAAGAAAAAATACTCTTATGCACAGTAAAAAAAAGCCCGTGCTGCAACACGGACTCATACCTCATTTCTGAGATCACAAATATATTATACCAGAAAAGAGGGAAAGAAATGAAAAAAAGAGTGTTTAGTTTTTTGTTATTGTGTATTGTAACGCTATCTGGCTGCGGAAGTACAGATAATACTTCAACTACTAGTGGAACTGCAACCGTTCAAAATGATTCAACTTCTGAATCATCTTCTGTTGTTGAGTCGTCTTTAGATGAAACTACGGAAACTAGTATAGTTGAAAGCGAGAGTCCAAGTGTTAATCGTGCTGAGTATTCTGCTGACTTTTCAGAAGATTGGAAAGGGCTAGTGACAAAAATCAATAAAGTTGTAATCGCAGAACTCACTGATGATGAGGTTGAAAAACAAGGCTTAGAAAACAAATATGCTGTTCAGGTGTACTTCTCGATTGATAATACGTCTGATACAGACTTTAATATTTATCCTGATCAATCTACATTAGTAATTGAAGGGCAGCAAATAGAAGCTGAAATGTTTTTAAGTGATAGTATTGGCGGAGAAATTTTAAGTGGCGTATCAAAAGAAGGGATCGTGACTTTCTCGGTTCCTAAAATAGAAGATGTCAGCAACGTAGCTAATATCCGTCTAAAATGGGAAGCTGACTATGACACTGATAATTATGATGAAGAAAGCTATAAAGAATTTGACGTGACATTTGATTTAAGAAAATAAAAAAACACGCCCCACCGACCAAAGCGAGCGTGTTCTAAGAAAAAACAAACCTATAGGATAGGCTTCTTTATAGTTCCTATTGTATCAGAGAAAGAGAGGGAATGCATCCATGATTTTCGCTTCACGTGAAACCCGTACTGTAAAAACTGGCGAGAAAAGAAATGATGGAAAAAAAGGACCTACTCCACCACCAGCTCGTCCTCAACCTCGCCCATAGGAACAATGTAAAGTTTTACTCGTTTTTCATAATCGACAAGAATATTTATATCGTATTTCTGAAATAATTTTTCAACATCTTCAATCGTCTTTGTAAGTTCTGGCTCTTTAGGTGCATACAATAACAGTTCATTGTATTCATCTATATTATATTGATAGACATTTAGATAACCAGAAGCTATATACTTACCATCAAAATCAAAGAGATAAATATATTTTAATGTTTTTCCATCTAGGGCCTCATCTCGAATTGGTTTTCTAGTAAACGGCAGTTTATTATTTTTTGTACGAAGTTTATTGAACCATTCGAAAAAGGAACTAAGCACTTTAGGGAAAATATATACTCCTAGAACTAAGATTAAGACAAGGCTTATAACTGCCGTAACAGTCGTTAACCAAGCAAAATCTAAGTGTGGTAGGATATTCTTCAAAATTTGTTGCATTATCCAATAGATTGACCAATTTAGAATAGATAAAAACGACACGATGGCTGTCTTTTCTTCTTTTTTTGCATTTGACAAAACTAACAAATCATTACTTTTCAAAAGGAAATACGTAAAATATCCTGTGATAACAGATTGAAACAGTGCAGTTAAAATATTGAAGTTGTTAAAAAGCATATGTTCACCTCTAGTTGGCTGGAGTTTTGTCAATTAATTATAACATAATATCATCTACTGTACGAATACACATTCCAAAACGAGCATGTCATTTAAGGAGGTGATGCCAGCTATTTTAGTCCGAACACTTACCCGAGCGAAAGGACGAAAAAAATGGCAACATTCGAACAATACAAAAAGAAAAACGGTGAAAAATTGTGGAAGTTTCAAACTTATTTGGGAGTAGATCCCTTGACTGGCAAACAAGTGAGAACTACACGAAGAGGTTTTAAAACAAAAAAAGAAGCTCAATTAGCGCTGACCAAATTACAATTGGAATACGAAAGTAATGGTCTAAATAAGTCTAAAGAGTTAACTTTTCAAGAAGTATACGATCTATGGATTGTAAATTATGAGCAGACAGTAAAAGAAAGTTCTTTCGTTAAAACAAAAGAACAGTTTGCGAATCATATATTACCAGCATTTGGTGCTCTTAAAATCAACAAAATATCGATTGATATAGCTCAAAAGTTCGCTAATGAAAAGGTAAAAAGATTTGTGTTGTATAGAGAATTCATCAATAATGCTTCGCGTATATGTGATTATGCTATTAAATTAGGATATCTACAAGATAATCCTTTTAAAAAAATCACAGTTCCAAAAAGAAAGGTCTCTGTTCATGAAGAAAATACTTTAAACTTTTTTAATAAAGAAGAACTAGAAATCTTTTTGAAATCAGTAGAAAAGAAAAAAGATATTCGTATGTATTCTTTTTTTCGGACACTAGCCTTCACAGGGATGCGCGTAGGCGAGCTCTTAGCTCTCACATGGAAAGACATTGATTTTAACGATAATTATATCAAGATAAATAAAACTCTCGCCAGAGGAAAAAATAGACGCCTTTATGTAGAGCAACCTAAAACCAAAAATTCTAAGCGAGATATACCAGTCGATGATGAAACTATGAACATCTTGAAGAAATGGCGATTAGAACAAAGAAAATGGTTGTTAACATTGGGAATTAATACGTTAAGCAAAAATCAACTGGTATTTTCTAACCAGAAAAACGAATATCTCCAATTATCTAAGCCTCGTAAATGGTTAGAAGTGATTATCAAACAAAATAATCTTAAACGTATTACTATTCATGGTCTTAGACATACACATGCTAGTTTACTTTTAGAAGCTGGTGCAAATATTAAGGACGTACAAGAACGTTTAGGCCACTCGTCTATTCAAATCACTATGGATTTATATATCCACATTACAGACAAACGAAAAGAAAAAACAGCAGCGCAATTCGCAAAATATATCGGTATTTAA